AGGGAGATCTTATCGATGCGGGTGGGTTGACTCTTACTGCAGATAGTGATTCATCTGCAACTGTATTGGTCATTGACCTATTGACTGACAGTGTAGGTAAACGATCATTCCAATCATTGGTCGATGACACGGATCTGATTGAACAAGGTGACGATATCACCGCTGGTTCATTGTCGATTACTACACTTGATTCTAATCCAAACACAAATCAATTATTAGTTGTAGATCTCGCGACTGACTCTATTGGCAAGAGATCATTCCAAGATCTCGTCGAAGAAGCAGACCTTGTTCAACAGGGTGACAGATTTGTGGCAGGTGGATTATCCATCACACAGGCTGATTCCGATTCCGATACGAATCAAATCCTTGTCCTCAACTTAAATACCGACAGTGTGGGTATAAGATCATTTGGTGATCTTGCAGACGACGCGAACCTAATTCGTCAAGGTGACTTGATTGACGCTGGTGGTTTGACACTCACTGCAGACAGCGATTCGTCTGCAACTGTCCTAGTAATCGATCTGTTGACAGATAGTGTTGGTAAGAGATCGTTTCAGTCTCTTGTGGATGATACAGACCTTATCGAACAGGGTGATGACATTACTGCAGGGTCTCTGTCAATCACGACACTGGACTCAAATCCAAACACAAACCAGTTGTTGGTCGTTGACCTTGCAACAGATTCGATCGGTAAGAGATCTTTCCAAGACTTAGCTGAAGATGCTGATCTAGTTCAACAAGGTGACAGGTTTGTGGCAGGTGGATTGTCCATCACTGTCGCAGACTCCGATTCCGATACTAATCAGATTCTTGTTCTTAATCTGAACACAGATAGTGTAGGGATTCGATCCTTTGGGGATCTTGCAGACGATGCAAACCTAATCAGACAGGGCGACCTTATCGATGCGGGTGGTTTAACACTTACTGCCGATAGTGATTCTTCTGCGACTGTTCTGGTTATTGATCTTCTCACAGATAGTGTCGGTAAGAGATCATTCCAATCATTGGTCGACGATACAGATCTGATTGAACAAGGCGATGATATTACTGCTGGTTCATTGTCGATCACAACGTTAGATTCTAATCCTACTACCAATCAACTGGTGGTAGTGGATCTTGCAACCGACTCCATAGGTAAACGATCATTCCAAGACTTGGCAGAAGATGCTGATCTGGTACAACAAGGAGATCGGTTCGTTGCAGGTGGTCTCTCAATTACCGTCGCGGACTCCGACTCTGACACAAACCAGATCTTAGTATTAAATTTAAATACTGACAGTGTGGGAATCCGGTCTTTCGGTGACCTCGCGGATGATGCGAATCTCATACGACAAGGCGACCAGATTGATGCTGGTGGACTGACTCTTCTCGCGGACAGTGACCCTAATACTAATCAGGTATTGGTGATTGATCTTGTCACAGATAGTGTTGGTAAACGATCATTCCAAGACTTAGCACAAGAAGCAGATCTTGTCCAGCAGGGGGATCGGTTTGTTGCAGGTGGACTGTCCATCACACAAGCTGACTCTGATCCGGATACAACGCAAGTTCTTGTACTAAATCTTTTGACTGATAGCGTTGGTATTCGAAGTTCAGAAGATTTACTTGCAAACGAAACGTTACAGACCGTTACGGAACGGGGTGATTCTACAAGTCTTGCGGTAATCATTGGTGGGTTGTCAATAACCAATATCGACTCGGACGAATTCACCAATCAACTACTTGTTCTTAATCTGAACACAGATTCAGTTGGTATACGGGACTTTGCATCACTGACAGAAGAAGCGGGTTTGGGTCAGGATACGCTGCAGTCAGTAACCGATCGTGGTGACAGTACAGATAACCCTATTTTATTAAAACAAGGTCTGATTGTCAACAATCTACCGACCGATGAAACAACCACCGACGTATTGGTATTGTCATCTTCGGACAGTGTTAGTATACGAACTTTCGCGTCACTCGCAACAACAACCGAAGACACATTACAGACTGTTACAGAACGTGGTGACAGTACGGATCGAGATATTCTGATAAACGGTGCATCGTTGACTGCAGACTCAGTCAAGGCCTCTGTCGGATTCTTTGATACAAACAATGTGCAATTAATCATCTATGATTCCGCAGGGTTGGTTCTCTGGGGAGCATAAATAGAGTAAGAAACTTTATTGGAGAAAATTCATGGCAGTGCCAAGTTCAAGACAGTCGTTGATTGATTATTGTCTCCGTAGATTGGGGCAACCAGTAATCGAGATCAACGTCGACACAGATCAGGTAGAAGACCGTGTGGACGACGCATTGGCAATGTATCGTGAATATCATGACGATGCATTGGTTCGTGTGTTTTTAAAACATGAAGTAACACAAACAGACATCGACAATGGTTACATCGATATTGCAGCTGATATTCCGTTTATAACAAAGGTGTTCCCCCTAAACCCAACGTATTCAAACGTCAATATGTTTGACATTCGATATCAGATGATGTTGGCAAGTCTAGGAGACTTCATGCAGTTTGCTGGTGGTATGGCGTATTATTACCAGTTAGAACAGTATCTCGATTATCTGGATATGTTACTGACCGGTGCACCTCTCGTAACATTCTCACGAAACCAGAACCGTCTTTACCTACACGGAAACTTCGAAGATAAGGATGTGATTGCTGGTCAGTTCATTCTTATGGAAGCATATCAAGAAGTCGATGCGAGTACATACAACGTGTGGAATGACATTTTCGTGAGAGATTATACCACACAATTGATCAAACAACAATGGGGTTCTAATCTCATCAAGTTTGAAGGTATGCAGCTACCAGGCGGAGTGACCATGAACGGTCGACAACTCTACGACGACGCCACACAAGAACTACAGAGACTAGAAGAAAAACTGAGACTTGAACACGAACGTCCAGTTGATTTCTTTATGGGGTAATGAATGGCGACTAATCTTTACTTCACGCAGGGAACACTCAACGAACAGACACTCTATGAGGATGTTGTCATTGAATCGTTGAAGATGTACGGTCAAGACGTATATTATATCCCCCGTGAAATTGTCAACCGCGACGGAATCTTTCAGGATGATTCTGTGTCTCGTTTTGACAACGCATATCGCGTCGAAATGTACATCGAGAATGTTGATGGGTTCGACGGCGAGGGTGACTTATTCACCAAGTTTGGAGTAGAGATTCGAGACGCAGCCACATTCGTAGTTGCACGTCGACGATGGCATAACACTGTATCTCTTTATGAAAACGAAGAGGATACTCCATTCTATCGTCCCCGCGAAGGAGATCTAATCTATCTACCTTTGTCGGGTTCTATGTTTGAGATTCAGAAGGTAGACACTGAGCAACCATTCTACCAGTTGAAGAACCTACCCATCTTCAAGATGCGTTGCGAGTTGTTCGAGTACAACGACGAAGACTTTGATACCGGTGTTGACACAATCGATGTGGTTGAGAAGAATCACGCCTATCAGAATGTTCTTACAGTTGGATCGAATCTATCGTTTGACGAAGGTGAGGCAGTGCGTCAGGTCAATTCGACCTTTACCATCAACGGTGAGGTTGTCAAGTACGACGAACCCAATGGTAAACTCTACGTTGCACACTCTGCAGCCACGGACGGTGAATACCACGATTGGACAACCACTGCAGCGGTTGAGGGTCTCACTAATGGTGAGTCGGTCACACCAACTCAGGTTGGAGAAGACCTACAGGATGGTGCACAGAACTCAGACTTTGACACGATTGGAGATAGTTTCGTAGACTTTTCTGAGAGTAATCCGTTTGGAGATCCACAATAATGTTTGGCGGTCATTTTTATCATCAACGAATACGGACTGCCGTTGCGGTCTTTGGTTCTCTTTTTAATAACATAAAGGTTGTTAGAAAGAATACCAGTGGTGGCGGCACAAGTCAAGTAAAAGTTCCACTTTCTTATGCACCTAAGAGAGACTTCCTTGCACGTCTTGATGCCATGGCTGACGGAGAGAATGCAGAACGTCAGATCGCAGTCAAACTGCCACGTATGTCGTTTGAAATTGTTGCGATGCAGTATGACGCAATGCGTCAGTTACCCAAGGTTAACAACTGTGTTCTACCAGCAACAGACGATGTCAATGCAACAAAACTTTACACACCGGTACCATACAATGTAATCTTTCAGTTGAATGTTTACGCAAAGGGACAGGATGATGCACTACAGATTGTAGAACAGATTTTACCTTACTTTACTCCAGCATACACGTTGACCATCAAACCTCTTTCTGATTTTGGTGGTGTCAAAGAAGATACACCGGTAACATTGCAGGGTATCACATTTACCGATGATTATGAAGCACCACTCGAAGCAAGACGCACCGTAATCTACACTCTTGACTTTGAGATGAAGATTATGATGTATAAGGACACGAGTAACCCACAACCAATCATTACACAGTATGACATCACAAACGCAGACTTAGAAGGTAATGTTTTATTTCAGACTGCGGATAGTGCGGGTCAGGTCACGAAGGGTCTGACTGCAACAACAAACGAAGACACCGCAGTCACGAAGGATTTTCAAGCTTACAATGTGCCATTGTCGGTACATGGTTTACGATTGGGAGACTCTGCATCAAACGGCGAGGTGAGTGCCACATTTACTAATCGGTTGGTTTCTGCAAGTGGTATTGTGGTTGCAATCGGTGAATATACATACACACCAGACGCAAACTTCAACGGTACAGATCAGTTTACTTTAGAGTTACTGTATGGAGATTCTGCGACACCACATACACTAACCAAGACAATCGATGTCACAATCAACGCAGTACAGGATGTGGTGTCTACCTCACTTGGGCCGTTTGCAGTGACGATTGGTATTCCATCGGTCGAGGATGTGTCAGGAAACGATCCGTTCTCAAGTCCGACATACTCGATTGTGAGTCAGGGTTCGCGTGGTACAGCTTCTATTAGTTCGGTAGGCGTAGTTACATACAACGCAACCAGTGCAGGAACGGACACTGTAACGTATGGCGTTACACCGTCTGGTGGCATACAAGAGAATGTCACAATAACATATAACAACAGCGTATAAATAAAGATACGAATTCTTGAGGAATAATAAATGGCAGGCATAAAGATAAGCGAACTCGACGAACTGACCGGTGATATTGCCGATTCGTCAGATATTCTCGTTATTGTTGATGTCAGTGAGAACACCACTAAGAAGATTCAGTACAAGAATCTGATTGAGTCACAGATCGAGAACGCCGAGACAGCTGATAGACTACGAGTAAAAGATCTCTCTGCAGTTGATTCAGACTTTCCAGTCATCGTCAGTCAGGTTAATGGCACCGGTGACCGATTCGACTCTGCGGGTTACAGTACAGGGTTTACCTACAACCCAAGTCAGGATAAAATCACTGTTAGTCGACTAGAAGGTGTTGCAGACAGTGCACTCGTTGCGGGTGCGGCTGACTTTGGTTTGACTGGACTCAACGATGTCACTGATACTTTTGCTGGTCTTGCTAATGGTCAGGTTCTCAAATACAACGGAACTCAATGGGTTAACCTAAACGATAACACTGGTGACGTAGGTCAGGGTTCGGTTGCAAAACTTATTACAACAAAGTCTGCAGGCGATGCAGATGCAGAATTCCTCATTCCGATGGTCGGTCAGGTTGGTTCTGATTCGGTTGACATTGATGCAGAACTAACATATAATCCATCAACCAACACACTGACTACTGATAACTTTAAAGGTAATGCACTGACTGCCAACTATGCGGACAGTGCAGGCGTTGCATTAGACGCAAGACAAATCACAGCAGACAGTGCGCCCACTACCGGTACATTATATCCATTGATGCGACAGTCTAATCTCACTGGATTGGATAGTACCAACTTCTCACAAAGTCTTTCATATGAAGTTCTTGGTACCGGTGACGTGTTATCTGCACCATACTTTAGTGGTAACGGATCACAGTTGACAAACGTAGCTGCAGATAGTGCTGCGGTTGCAGGTACAATCGAGTTGACTGCAAGTAATGACAATACTGCGACGAACTATCTACACTTCAGTGAAGAGGCATCGGGTAATGGAACAACCCGAACAGATACCGCACTAAACTATAGACCAGACAGTGATATGTTAGTCGCTGGTAATATCACCACTGCGAGTGGATACATAATCAGTGACAGTGCTGGAGAACTTCTGATATCGAAGTCTGGCACACGTTTACTCAGACTTGACGATGCTGGTAATCTTGCGATTGCTGGAACATTGTCACAGTCACAGACATTGTAAAGGGACAGATAAATGGCTGACATTAGAATTTCACAGTTAACCGAACTGGAGACAGCACCAGCAGACAGTGATGTTTTAATCATCAATGATGTGAGTGTTAACACAACCAAGAAGATCACATTCACTAATCTGTTGTCGAACTTTGCAGAGAATGTGATTGACTCTGCATCTGGTGCACGATGCACCGGTGATTTTGTCATTGACAATGAGTTGATACTTGGTGGTGACTTGACAACCACAGCTGCAATCAATGCGGGTAGTTTGACCATTGACCAGATTGACACAACCGGTGGAACGTTAACTATCGGTACTGGTCTAGGTACTGCAACCACATTGAAAGCTGGTCAGATTGATATCAACCAGATGGGAAATCTGGACGGTTCGGGTATCTCATTGGTCTCTAACCTGAAAGCAGATGACAATAAGGAATTCCGTGTGGGTGATGGGGGAGACGGCAAATTCTACCACGACGGATCTAATACCTACCTAGAAGAAGGTGGTGTTGGTTCACTGTACCTTCAATCAAATGGCGCTGGTGTTGCTATACGAAACAAAACCAATTCATTGAAGTGGTTTGAAGCTCTGACCGGAGATGGTCAAACTCGATTATATTATATCGGTGGCGGAACATCTGACGAAAAACTGCAAACCAGAGATGCTGGGATAAAGGTAATTGGCGAAATGGAAAGTGAAAGATTACAGGTCTCTGCACCTGTAGTTCCGTCCAGTTCCACAGACACGGTTGGTGGTGTTGGACAAATCGCGTGGGATGCGAACTACATATATGTATGTGTGCAGCCGTCAGGTAATAGATGGAAACGACTTGCCAATCCATTAGCAACCTTCTAATTGGTAATATAGATGCATAATAATTTTTTGGATAAAAGACGTAGAAACCTACGTCTACAACCTGATCAAGTTGAGCTGGTTTTACCAGAACACTTTCAAGCGTCGTATCCAAAATTTATTGCAATCCTCAATGCATACTATGAGTTTCAACAAGATGAGAAGGCAACCGAACTTCTCCACCATCTGTTTGCCGCACGAGACATCACAGAGACAGACATTGAACTACTGTCTTATATTGAAAACGAATTACTTCTAGGTGACTCATACTTTGAGAGTTTTGCGACTGGTGATGCCGCGAAACGTGCAGCTGCAAACTTCTCCAATACACTGTTTCGATCTAAGGGAACCAAGTTTGCGATTCAGTGGTTCTTCCGTTCATTCTTCGGTATTGACGCAGAGATCGTAGAAACAAAAGAACAGATATTCAAGGTGAGTGATACCAACTCTACTCTTGGCCCAACCTCGCGCAGATTCTTGACAGACGATAAGTTATATCAGACATTCGCATATCTGGTAAGATCGTCTGTGCCTATCTCAGAGTGGAGAGAACTCTTCAAGTTATTCGTTCACCCTGCAGGAATGTATTTGGGTGGTGAGTTATTGGTGACTGACACAGAGTTGTTATTGTTTGCCAGTCAAGACTCGGATAATATCACAGACACCTTTGAGAGTATTCAATGGGCATTCAGCAACGCCACCTTCCCACCTTCTAGTGCTTTTTACGAAGAAGGTGAAGATTTTACATACACGGTCGAGGCAACCAATGCACCGTATGATACCACATTAAACACAACGTTATCTTACATTATTGATGTAAGTAACCCTAATGACTCTGCATCGTTTGCAGATTTTGCATACAGTGCAGACAGTGCATTCCCAGACTCAGATGCGCCTCGATTCTTTAGTATCACAAACGGCAGTGGTTCATTTATCATACCACACAAAGAAGATTCGGATGAAACTGAAGGCCTTTACTTTGGTCGAGAATACTACACAGTACGTGTGTTTGACCCCGAACAAAGAGAAATCTTAAAATTTAGAAACAGAATCGAAGACGTAGACACATCATTTGACCTTACTGTGCATCAAAATTTTGATTTTACAGTCGAAGATAAATCGATGGATGAAGGTGACAGTGTACAGTGTAGAGTAGTTGGTACCGATGTCCCCAATGGTCGTCTGAATATGTTTTATCAGATTTATCCATTTCAGGGTGCAGGCCCTGTTGATCCGATTGATAGTGATGATTTTATTGATGGGTTCGCGAACGCATTAGACCCGAACACTCGACAAGCATTTGAAATTGTCAATGACTCTGCAAGATTTTCTATTGCTAGTCGATTCGACTTTGACAACACTGAGGCTAATGGAGAAACATTTAAGGTTCTTTTGTTCACTGAGGGTGGAATATACAAAGGTGCATTCCCCGACGACACTCCGCTATCGGTGATTACAGTCAATGATTTTGATCCTACAATTGCAATTTCGTCTGTCGACATTCGAGAAGGGTCAGATGTGACCGCCACTATCACCGTCGATCCACAGACGGTGGGTCAACAAGTCACATGGACAATCAATGCAACCGATGATCGACTTGCTGCGACCACCGGTAACCTCATTCTGACTGGCACAAACGATGAATATACTCTGACTGGAACAACGGCAGACGACACGTTCAACGGCACAGTAAACGAAACGATCGAGGTCGAAACGTCTGCAGGAATATATGCATCTGAAATCTCATCTAGTTTAGAGAGTTTCATTCTTAGAGACAATACAGAACAACTGGTAAGTGTGTCTCCGGATTCAGCTGGTATGCGTGGTGGTCGAAATGTCACCTTCACAGTCGAAGCAACTAATGCACCAGACAATTACGGACATCTTGATTCGGTTCAATGGTACATTGATTTACCTGTAAGTGGAGCAGTAGCATCGGACTTTAGTCCAACAATCACTGAACTGTCAGAAGCAACTGCGGGGTCACTCAGTTTCTTTGATAACTCAGACAGCATCACCTTGTTACTTACAGATGATGGCGATACCAGTGAGGATGCTTTTGACTTTGTTGTATTCAACGACAACGGTGATTCGGTTCGTGTGTCCAATACCATTTTGGGTGACACCACGTATGAACTGACATCTGACATCGACGAAGTAAGTGAGGGTGCGGATGTCACATTCACATTTACTCCAAGTGTCACATCACCCGCACAAAACTATTATGTTTCAACAACAGGAACGGTGGCGAATCTTCCTAGTGGTGGAGCGGATGACACATCCAGTGATGACCTAGACTACACATGGCAGGGTAATGCAACGGCACCCGAAACCGATGTTGGTTTCACGGTAGACGGTGGTGCAGAGACATTTACAATTTTCCACAAATCAGATCAGAGAAGGGAAGGTGTTGAAACCTATACTGTCAACATTTCGAAAACAGTTGGTGGCCCATCATTAGCATCTAAAACCATCACCGTCAATGACACATCATTACCACAATATACAGTAACTTGTAATGATGTCGTTGAGGGTAACACCTTGACCGCAACCGTGACACCCGATGGTGACAACAGTGGTAGTGAAACACTCTATGTTACGTTCAGTGGATCTGCGACACTCGAAGCTCGAATTGTAACTCTACAACCCGCGCCGCAGGTGGTGTCTACCAGTGCAGTTGACTTTACTTCATCGACCAGTGTTGACTCATTATTCAATGGTTCCGAAACAGGTACCGTCACAGTTCGAGTGGGCAGTTATACCGGAACCATAGTGGCGACCACTACTTTCGACATGACAGACGCACTACCTAATGCGTCATTGACCACAGACCAAACAAACGACTCTGCAAATGAGGGTGACACCATTCAGTTCAGTTTCTCAGGGTCAAACCTAGAAACGCAGACATACTATTATCATCTTACAGATATCATACCAAAGGCAACTAATCAAAGTATTGGAGCTAACTCTAATACTCTCTTCTTGACCAATACCACAAATCTAACATTGGGTATGGAAGTTCGTGGTATTGATTTCCCACAAGGTACAACGATTAATGCCATCTCTGCGGGTGCATATGTTGTTATGGATGATGCCAACGCCGAAACCAGTTCGACTCCTTCAGGAACAGAGTTACACTTTGCACTGCCTGAGACATTTGCAGACTTTGATTCTGTGACAAATCCACCCTTTGGTTCATTCTCTCATACTTCTAACACTACGTCAACCTTTGATTTGACAGTTGAAGATGATGATGACAATGCAGGTCTAGGTACCGAAGAAACTTACACCATGCGAGTGACCGATGGTTTTGATGAAACTCAATCAAGTGTTGATATTGTCAAGGACAGATTGTTTACCATCAACGATCAGACTGCATCCTTAGCTGGTGCGACTGTTCAGTTTATTGATGCGAGTGCAACTGGAACAGGAACAACGATCTCAGATCCAACAAAGTTAATAGATGGTGAAACTATTTCTCATACCGGTGATACTTCCGCCCTTGTTGTTTCACTATCTGAAGGATATTCATCATTTAACATTTATACTCGTCGAGAAGGTTATGGCACGCCATTAGGTCAAATTATGGCCACTCAAACGGGAGCGATTAGTGCAGGTGGTGTAAAATACCGTGGTGATTGGTTAGATCCAGTCAATGTAGACTCATCTGATAATTATCAAATTCGAGCAACTTTGTTGTCTTCAACGGGTACCAATCAATATTCTAATAACTTTGCATCGTCTTGGACAACCCTAGACTCTGCAAGCGTAGCCCAATTCTGGAAAGTAAGTCCAACTCGGCCGACTACTGCTGGTACTAACACAGCTTCAGAAACAATTAAGTTAGAGTTGAGAGAATTCAAGGACGGTGCAGTTGTTGCCGGAAAC